ATATTCGCGAGGTATAAAGAATGGCGCTTATTTCACCTGGTATCGAAGTCAAGGTAATTGATGAGTCACAGTATGCAAGTACCGCAGTAGGTACCGTGCCAATGCTAGTGATCGCAACTGGACAAGACAAATCCGATCCAACCACTGGCGGAACAGCTAGTGGAACACTGGCAGCAAATGCCGAGAAAACTTATTTAATTGGCTCACAAAGAGAACTTGTTTCTACTTTCGGTGAACCAGCATTCTATCAAAACACAAGCGGAACTGCATTACACGGTTACGAACTTAATGAATATGGATTAATGGCTGCATATTCATTACTTGGCGTAAGCAACCGTGCATTCATTGTTCGCGCTGATATTGATACTACAGAACTAACAGGTAGTGCAGGACGCCCAAGCGGCGCACCGGCAAACGGTACACACTGGGTAAACAGTGGTACAACTAGTTGGGGTGTATTCCAATGGAATCACTACACACAAAAATTTACTAGTATGGCAGTAAGAGTAATTACAGATTCTAATGATATTGATACACTTACTGGCAGACCAAAGGCAAGTATTGGTAAAGCTGGTGATTATGCAATCGATGCAACAAACACAAACAATTTACTATATGCTAAATTTACAACATTGGGCTGGGTAGCAGTAGGTTCATCTGCTTGGTACACAGGGTTGCCAACACTTACTGGTACAAACACAACTGGTACAGTATCACTTGGTGATATTGTTACAATTAACGGTGTCGCAGTTTCAATGACTGGGACAACATTTGCACAAGCCGCACAAGACATTAATGATGCAGCTATTCCTGGAGTTACTTCAAACGTGGGTCCAAGTGGCGCTCTACAATTGTTTGGTGATTCAACAGTAGTAGGCGGTGCAATTACAGTTAGTGCAACAGGTACATTCCTAACAGATGCAGGCTGGGTAGCACAAACATACTATGTACCAGCAATACAAATTTCAGCACACACCAGTGTACCTGAATGGAGAAGCGGTGATGCTGATCCTCGTCCATTGGGTAGTGTATGGATTAAGACAACTTCATCAAACAATGGTGCAAGTATTGACGTAAGTTCATACAGTTCAATCTTAGAAAACTTTGTAGCATTAAACGCAAACGTTTTTAAGAACGAAGCGGAAGCAATTTTTGCTATTGACCCAATTGGTGGTGGTTTAAATATTGAAGAAGATACTGTTATGGTCCTTGCAGAACAAACATCTGCTGGCGAGATTGCATACAAATTAATGCAACGTGCTAAGAAGGGCGAAACAAGTATTACTGGTGCAAGCACAACACCAACATTCACAGGTGGTAATCAGTTTACTATTGAATCATCAGGCAAAAACACAAATGTTATTGCATCAAACACTATTACATTAAGTGGCACAACAGCAGCTGATTTTGTTGCAGATGTGCTAGCTGCATTGATACCACATGTAACTGCTCAAGTTGAAGCAACTGGTGCAATTACTATTAAGCACGAGCTAGGTGGTTTCATTAAGTTAACTGATGTAACTGGAAGTCCAATTGCTGATGCAGGTATTACATTAGCAACTGCAGGTGTTAGAGAAGATATTGGTACAGGTGAACCAGTAGCAAGTAACTTCACAACACTAACATATGCAATTGGTGCAACACAACCAACAAGTAACCCAACAAACGGTCGTATGTGGTATCAAAACGTAACAGACGAAATTGATATCATGATCCACGATGGTACAACCTGGAGAGGTTATCAGAACGTAAGTGTTGATGCACGTGGTTTTGATCTAACTGACACCAACCCAGCAGGTCCTTTTGTAAGTGCAAGTGCTCCATTAGAGCAGAGTGATAACACTCCACTTGTATATGGCGATCTTTGGATTGACACAAGTGACTTAGAAAACTTCCCAGTAATCAAGCGTTTTGATCTTGTAGATGGTGAAGACACATGGGTAACAATTGATAACACAGACCAAACAAGTTCAGATGGTATCCTGTTTGCAGATGCACGTTACATGGGTGATGGCTCAAGTGATGTTGCAAATGACGATGTAACAGATATTGCAGACTTGTTAACAAGTGACTATGTTGATTTAGATGCTCCAAGTGATGCATTATATCCACGTGGCACACTATTGTTTAACACAAGACGCAGTAGTTACAATGTAAAACAATTTAGACTTAATTACTTTAATGCAACTGACTTCCCAGGTCAGGTATTGCCAGCAGAAACAGATGCTTGGGTAAGCATTGCTGGTAACAAGACAGACGGAAGTCCATATATGGGACGTAAAGCAGTTCGCCAAGTAATTGTTGAGAAAATGAAGAGTGTCATTGATACAAGTGGTGAGTTACGTGAAGAACAGCGTAACTTTAATGTAATGGCAGCACCTGGATATCCAGAGCTACTGCAAAACATGATCGCACTAAACAATGACAGACGTAATACAGGCTTTATTGTTGGAGATACTCCTTTCCGCCTTGCAGCAAATAGTACAGATTTGCAAAATTGGGCTAACAACGTAGGATTAGCAACAGACAACGGTGACGATGGTCTAGTAAGTGCTGATACATATATGGGTGTTTTCTACCCACACGGTATTACAACTGACTTAGACGGAAACAGTATTATGGTTCCAGCATCACATATGATTTTGAGAACAATGATCCGTTCAGACGAAGCTAGTTATCCATGGTTTGCACCGGCAGGCACAAGACGTGGTATAGTTGACAATGCAACAGGTCTAGGTTATTTAGATACTAGAACTGGTGAATTTATTAGCACAGGTGTTCGTGAATCACTTCGTGATACACTGTATGAAAACAGCATTAACCCTGTAGCATTCTTCCCAGGCAACGGTATCCTAAACTACGGTAACAAGACACGCACAGCGACAGCTAGCGCACTTGATCGTATTAACGTGGCCCGTCTAGTAGCTTACATTCGTGAGAGACTAGCAGTTATTACTAAGCCGTTTGTTTTCGAACCAAACGACAAGTTAACACGTGATGAAGTGAAACAAGTAGTTGAGCAGCTAATGAATGATTTGGTTGCAAAGCGTGGTCTATACGATTACTTGGTAGTGTGTGATGAAACTAATAACACACCAGACCGTATTGATCGTAACGAATTGTACATTGATATTGCAATTGAGCCAGTTAAGGCCGTTGAATATATCTATATTCCAGTTCGTATCCAAAACACAGGCTCTATCTAAGAGCCTGTAATTGGGTAAAATAGCGGTGAAAAAGTGACTAAATACTAATATAGCAGGAGCAAAAATAATATGTCAGTAAGTTCTTTAAGCAAATTCACAGTCCCGTTAGCTAGCGATCAGAGCGCAAGCGCACAGGGTCTGTTAATGCCAAAATTAAAGTATCGCTTCCGTGTAAGTTTTGAAAACTTTGGTGTTTCAACTCCACGTAGCGAACTAACAAAACAGATTGTGGATTTCACACGCCCAAGCGTAACATTTGATGAAATTCCACTAGATATTTACAACAGTAAAGTTTACTTACAAGGTAAGCACACTTGGGAACAAGTTACTGTTAATTTACGTGATGACGCAAGTGGTCAAGTTGCTAAACTAGTAGGTGAGCAATTACAGAAGCAGTTCGATATGATGGAACAATCAAGTGCTGCATCAGGTATTGACTATAAGTTTATTACACGTTGCGAAGTTCTAGACGGCGGCAACGGTGCAAGTACACCAAACGTACTAGAAACTTGGGAATTGTATGGTTGTATGGTTACTAATGTTAACTATAATGATCTAAACTATTCAAGCAGTGAAGCGGCAACAATTACAATGTCAATTCGCTTCGACAACGCAATTCAGACACCAGTTGGTGCAGGCGTTGGCGCAACAGTGGCTAGAACAATTGGTGAGGTAGTTACAGGTTAATAGAGTTAGATGGCGATTCTAAACTCTTTCCTTAACGCTCTTGCTACCGGTGACAATGTACGAGACTTCCGACATGCGTCTCGTACTTTCGTCGACGGACAGTATCGTCTGGCTCCAAAACACAGATTTTTATTCCATGTTGTGTTTGGAGTCAATCCTAATTTAGGTTTCTCTTTTGGAACGAGTCAATCATTAGAAGCAAGTTTTCTTGTTAAAAATGTAGATTTACCTCGATACAATTACGATCTACAACAACATAATCAATATAATAGAAAACGTTATACATATAATAAAATAAATTACGATCCAGTTCGCATTACATTCCACGACGATAACAGCGATGTTATTCGTAATATGTGGTATTCACACTATGCATTTTATAACAATGATCCAACGTATGAAAGCAGTGGCACATATTCATCAGGTGGTGCATATGAAAATCTACCAATATCTGAACAGAACTGGGGTTTAGATAGAAATAGTGGCAACTTCTTTAGTTACATTAAAATTTATAGCATATATCAGAAAAAATATACTGAGTATTGGTTAGTCAATCCTATCATTGAAAGTTTTGAGCATGATAGACATGATTACGCTGATAGCACAGGCACACTTGAACATGCAATGACTGTTCGGTTTGAAACAGTGAAATACAGAGCTGGTAATGTCGCAGGTGATGGCCCTGCAGGCTTTGGTGAAATGCACTATGATACAGCTTCAAGCCCTCTAACACCACAGGGTGGTGGAACAACAAGCATCTTTGGACAAGGTGGACTAATTGATGCAGTGGGTAGTATCGGTGCAGACTTGTCGAGTGGTAATGTAAAAGGTGTTGCAGGTGCAGTAGTAACTGGGCTCAGAACAGCTAAAAATTTAAAAGGTGCTAATCTTAAAGGCATGCTAAAAAGTGAACTTACCGGCATGGCAATGAATGCACTTCGAGGACAAAATCCATTAGGTGATTTTAGTTTCCCAAGTAGCAAGTCTCCAAGTTCCGGCGGTAACCCATTACCGCAAGTTCCAAAAGTTTCAACAGTCAGCGCACAAGGGCCCATGGCACCTAGTATGAATAATATTTCGAGTAATGGATCTCTAATTGCAGCAAATTTAAAGAGTCCGTTGGGTGGTGTGAATGTAAAAGATGCTCTGGGTGGTCTTACTGCCAAGGGTGGTATGCCAGCATCATTTAATACTCAGTCAATGATTTCAGGAATGGATCAAGCATTTGATATTGGTAAATCAATGCCATCTATGTCAAACAAGTTATTCGGTAATATGAGTCCATTTACGGATCCAAAAGTTACTGCTCAGTTCCAAAATGATCTTGCCACAGCCAAGGCACAGGCACCTGATGCTATTAAGCAAGGTATGGCAGAATTTAAGAACGCATTGAGTGGAAACTTCACAGCAAGTCCAAAAGCAAGTGCTAAACCTAAGCCACCACAATTACCACCTGGTGTAATCTCTACATAATCGAGGACTATTAGATGTCAGGAAATTATTTTAAAAATCAGACAACTGTAAGTGAAGATCAAGTTTTTAATCAATACAACGCAGGTAATGGCAATGTTATTGCTCCTACTACTAATGAGTTCGATGCGGTTAAAGGATTTTTTCTAAGAAAAACAAATAATGACAAAGACGTTGCTGATGGGTTGACAGACACAATTATTCAAGTGTCTCAATACCATGGCATCGATGTTATGTCGATGATTGATCAATTGAAAGATTATGGTGTTAGTGAAATACAACAAGCAGTGGTTAGTCTAATTAACCAAACTAGAGGCAATACTAGTATACTAGGTTTTAACAAAAACAAAGCACCAAACCCTTCAGTAGCAAGAAACGTATTAAGTTGATGGCATGGGAAAGTTCGCACAGGGCAAATACACGCTCCAAAATCCAGACAAATATAGTGGCAACAAAACGCCAACATATCGCAGTAGTTGGGAATGGGCGTTCATGCAATTTTGTGACAATCACCCAAGTGTGATACAATGGGCTAGTGAAGCCATAAAAATTCCTTATAAAAATCCATTAACGGGCAGAGCAACTGTGTATGTTCCAGACTTCTTAGTTGTGTACCAGGATCGCAAAGGAACAAAACATGCAGAGCTTATTGAAGTAAAACCTAAAAAAGAAACTACAATGGAAAATGCAGGCCGCAGTCAGGTGTCAAGAGCTCGAGTTGCAGTCAACATGGCTAAGTGGGAAGCTGCTACACGCTGGTGTAAGCAAAACAGTATACGATTTCGTGTAGTAACTGAGGAAGATATTTTCCATGGTTCTAAGAAAAGATAAGTATTGTTATGACAAAGAAACTTGAAGAATTATTAGACTTGGCACCAATCACCGAACAGGATGATACCGAAATTAAAGATACAAAAGAAAAACAAGAAGATCTACTCCCTGTTCCTGATCAAGCAGCTTATCAAAATGCATTAGAGCAAGTGGATAAAATTGATGCCGCGCTTCCTATGGTTAAAAATTTGGAAGCCAGTGACAATGAAATGGATGAGATTGCAGACCAAGCACAGTCAACTTTCAAGGACTTGATGGACTTGGGTATGAATGTTGAAGCTCGGTATGCAGGAGATATTTTTAGTACAGCGGCTAAAATGTTGGACACAGCATTAAATGCCAAAGGTGCTAAAATTGATAGAAAATTAAAAATGATTGACTTGCAATTAAAGAAAGCAAGGCTCGATCAACAACAAGCAAAGTTAGATGGTAGTAGCGAAGAAACCGGCGAAGCAATGGTGTTAGACCGTAATGCGTTACTAGAAAAACTAATGAAAAACGATAAATAATATATTAATATATAGAGGTGTGCGTAAAATGAAATCGTTTAAACAATACTTAACAGAAAGCAAAAAGGAATACAAATTCCGCATTAAGTATGCCGGCACCTTGACAGATTCACAAGTTGAGAGAATTGAGATGGCACTTGGCAAGTACAGTGTACTTGATATGAGTAAAGCTAAAACAACTCCAATCCAAGAACATCCAATGGATTTTCAAACACTAAAGAATTCTGAAGTTAGTATTGTTGACGTTACTGTAGATTACCCAAGTACTGTACAGGTATTACGCAACGAACTAACTGAGTACGCTGGCATTCCTGGTAGTCATCTTGTAGTTATCAATGCTGACCATCCAGAAGAAGTAGCCAGAGAAGAAAACGCCAAAAAAGGCGATGAAGAGTACGAAGCGTTATTAGATAGTGATTTACCTGAATCTAAGGACGAGCCAACATTCGGCGATGAGTATAATGAAAATATGCTCAAAGAACTAGAACGTGGTACTCCTGAAATAGAAATAGCTAAAAAAGATTAAGGAACAGCACTATGGATATGAAAGATTTATTAAACAAACTAGACAGCATTGGTTCTGATATCGCTAATGAGTCGGTTAACGAAGGTCAGTATGACGGAAAGAGTCGCGAAGAACTGTTGAAAATGAAAGCCCAAGCTGAAGCTGATATTAAGAATATGCAATCCAGCGGCAACAGCCCACAAGCACAGTTTTACGACGAAACACAGATGATGATGGCACAACAGCATCTTGATTTTATTAACGACGCACTTAAGAAACTAGGCGAAGATGCAGAAGTAGTAGAAGCAGTAGGCGACGGCGCAGAACCATTCTACGAACTACAAGATGAATTCTGTGGTGGTGAATGCTCAAGTAATGCACATAGAGCATTTATTGATGAAATAGCTCGCTATTTAACCAGTGATCAAATTGCAGATTTTGTAGATCACTTCCGTAGACATTATGATATGCAAAAAGAAAGCGTTGAAGAAACCGCAAATACACCAGAATTAGACAGCTATATTCAAGAAATGGATAGCGATGATCAAGTACAAGAAGATTGTGCTTGTGAAGACACTGTTGAAGAAACAGTAGAAGTTGCAGTCGACGATCTGCGTTCACTAATAGCCTTAGCTGGCTTACAACCACAGGCAACTACTGAGGCAACAGTTGAACTGGACGAGTATGCCAACTCGCCAGACGAAGACTACCAAGACACTGATGTGCAACTAAACAAAATGTCAGGTGGCTTAAACGGTCCTAAAGGACAGCATAAAAAAGAATATCCAGGCGATAACCCATTGGCAGCAGAACTGGCAGATAAACTAAAAGCAATGCTTGAAAAATAATGGCATCTTTTGAACAGCAATTAGAAGAACTTAAAAAACTAGCAGGGGTTGGCTCATATAACGGGCTAACCCCTTATAGTATCAACAACGAAAACATTTCGCATACTGCACAAGAAAAGGCTGATGTAATGAAGAAGAAAAAGATTCAGCCAGGTACCGAAGCATGGTTTAAACTGTGGTTCAGCAAACCCCATCTCACAGGCGAAAAGCCTTACTAATCTTTATATTTGAATTTTTCGG